GAAACCCTAAGGTCACACTCTCAAAGGACTCCATTTCACTGAAGCCACTCAACACCCCACTACTTGGTAGGAGGTGGTTGAAGTCAGTAGGTGAAGGAGGGAAGATCTTATGTTCAGGTATACCGGTTATGCAAAGCTATTACTCATGCATGCTGCGTAACGCTGGTAACGTCAAAGCGCTTGTTGATCCAACCCTGGATGGCGGTCTTTTTAGATTGTCTAAGGGAATGGAAGAAAGAAGCGCTGTTATCACGGATACATGTAGAGTATCTTTCTGGGAAGCTTTCGGCATTACACCGAGCGACCAACGTGTACTTGAAGCATACTATGCCACACACTCCTTCTCACAGGCAGGGACTGAGAGGATGCGCTTTGCGTATCTCCCGGTTCCGTTGTGAGAGGGTTCGAGAAGGAAAACTCGATAAACCCGTCAACTGACGTATAAGCATGGGGTCTATACCAGAAATGCCCAAAACTCCAAGAGTGCTAAACAGAACGCCAAGAGACTGCACGGAGCACCCACTAGGGAGGTATAGATGCACAGTCCCGGTATAGTCTAACGGTATCCCATACAATGACTAGGAAAAGTAACAAGAAATTCGCCAGTCTCGAAAAGAAGCTGGCATCACTACAAGTGACCCAAAAACAGAAAAAGAAACCCCAACCCAAGAAGAAAGCAACGCCGTTTCAGGACGTTGGTTCTACCCTTGGACGAACAGTCGGAAGCATGTTTGGGAACGCAGGGATTGGATCCGGAATTGGACGATGGCTCGGACAGGGCATTGGTTCAATATTTGGATCTGGTGATTACACCCTGGCTGGTCCTAAACCTGATTATAACGTGCTGGTTAATGGTTCGCAGATTCCACAATTCTCTACAACCCACTCAACCAACATCATCTGCCACAGAGAGTATCTCGGTGACATTACTGGCACTAGTGCCTTTAATAACACTGCTTATCCTCTTAATCCCGGTATGTATCAAACATTTCCGTGGTTATCTACCGTCGCTCAAAATTACCAGGAATATAGATTCCATGGTGTGACATTTGAGTTTAGGTCCCTAATCACGGATTATGTTACCAGTGGATCGCCGGGGGTTGTTGTGATGTCTACCAACTATAATGCTGATGTACCCACATACACCACCAAACAGCAAATGGAGAACGCTGAGTACGCGGTGTCGGTCAAACCAACCCGTGACTTAATGCATGGTATTGAGTGTGCCATTGACCAAACAATTTTACCCCATCGTTATGTACGTACAGGCAGTGTACCAACTGGTCAAGACTTACGTCTCTATGACTATGGTAACTTTCAATTCGCAACGCAGTCTAACCCTACCAGTGATCTTGGAGAACTGTGGGTGTCGTATTGTGTCGAGTTTATGAAGCCCGTACTACCAACCACCGATGGTGGTACTATTCAATCCGTACACTTCAACAGATCCGGTGGTTCAGGTTCTAACCCCCTAGGTACCGCTACAGTAACAACGAGTGGTACATTAGCTGCCATTGTTGCACCAACTAGTACACAATGGACCGCTACCCCTAATACGCAGTACTTAATCACCATAGATTGGGCAGGGACTAATGCAGTTATTTCCTTCCCGGTATTCTTGTTTTCCCCCAACTTCACCTTGGTAAAGTTGTGGAGTAACAATTCATCCAATTATGGTGATGGGTACGGAGGTGGATTGATACTGGAACATGTTCCATTCAGTTCATCCTCAAGGAGAATGCAGGTGTGTTAGCATCTGGGTACTTTTCCATCGCCTCTACTGGTACACTCCCAACTTCGTCCGCTGTTGATATTTTTATCACTCAGCTGGACACTTCTGTCAACATGTAAGTGAATAAGGATAGCACAATATTTAATATTGAAACCACTTTGTATGTGGATCCTCGTGTACACAGGCTGCCGGAGCAGAAATCCATTCGTGGACAGGTTGCACCTTTACAGCACCTCTTCGAAGCACCAAACATATTGGACAAAAATTGATTAAAACCCATAAAATATGAGCCAAGAAAAATTATTACTAAAAGCCTAGATCAGGAACAAACTGAAAGTCGTACCACCGATGTAATAGTGGTAGGTCACCCGCCTTTAAAGGGAGTGGTAGTTGGCCACACCAGGTCAACGTAAACCAAGGTTAGAGTGCTGAAAGAAGTGAGTCACCAGAAATGGACAGGCAGCTACTAGTAGGGTCTATCCTTGGATTCCATAAGCCAGAGATGTGAAGCAGACAATACCATGTCTGTGGATCGGAGGGCGGCTTAGGACCAACG